GACTGGAGCAAGTACCTGATCTAAACAGACCAGTTCAAATCAGTCTTCCTAGAATGTCTTTTGAATTGAATGGTCTTAACTATGATCCTTCTAGAAAATCTACAACTACACAGACATTTTTAAAGGGTGTAAAAGGTGATAAGAAGACTATAGCAAAAACATATCTACCTGTACCATATAATCTTGATTTTGAACTCAGTATCTTTACTAAGTTAAATGATGATATGCTTCAGATAGTAGAGCAAATCCTTCCATACTTTCAACCTGCATATACTGTATCAGTGGACTTAGTTGATACTATTGGAGAGAAGAGAGATATACCTATTGTATTAAATTCAATAACCACTAGTGATGATTATGAAAGTGACTTCTCCACTAGAAGAGCATTGATTTATACTATGAGATTTACTGCTAAGACATACTTCTTTGGTCCAGTCAATACAGATGTTGCTAAGGATGTTATTAAGAAGGCTTCTATTGGGTATGTTGCTGGTGGTAAGACATCTACTCCAACTAGGGAAGTTACCTACAGTGTTGTACCTAGAGCTACCAAGAGTTATGGTGATACTGTAACCACCAATCTGAGTGAGAATATAGATGACAGCATTGGTATTATTAATGTAACTAGTGCCAGTGGCATTGAAGCAACTAATTACATATACATAGATCAAGAAGAAATGTATGTTGAATCCATTTCTGGAACAGCATTAACTGTTAGAAGAGGTCAAGACAATACTGCTCCTGCAGATCATGTTAATGGTGCAGAAGTTAAAGTCATTACATCTACTGACAATGCTGCTATAGAATTTGGAGATGACTTTGGTTTTGATGGAACTCTCTAATGACTAAAAACTTTGAAGAACTAGATGATGCTTTTAATGTTTCAGGGGAGATAGTTCCTACTGAATCTACTGAAGTTGGAATAACCAAACCTGAGAGGCATGAAAGAAATGATATTGAAAAAGACTATGAGTATACTAGAGGTAATCTTTATAGCATCATAGAGAAGGGTCAGGAAGCAATTAATGGTATTCTAGAACTTGCACAGGATAGTGAGATGCCTAGAGCATATGAAGTTGCAGGTCAGTTAATCAAGAGTGTATCTGATGCAACTGATAAGTTGATGGACTTGCAGAAGAAGTTAAAAGATGTGGAAGAAGAGAAAGCATCTAAGGGACCTAGTACAGTTAATAATTCTCTTTTTGTTGGTTCTACAGCAGAGTTGGCAAAGATGCTCAAATCTGTTAATATTGAAGATAATAAATAAAACATAAGGGAGAGAAATCCCAAAGTACTAAGATACTCATAACATGTCTGACGACAAGAATAAAAATTTGCCATCTATTGACGACTATGAAGAGAGTAATCAAGAATTACCTTCACTAGCTGATCTTGTAGAAGAAAAGGATTTACCATCAGTAGAAAGTTATATAGAGAAAGAAGAAGAGATAGAAGAATCTACTCAAACTATAGAAGATGCTAATGGAGAAACTTTTGCAGAAGTAAAAGATATAGTTCCTCCTTGGCCAGAATTATTACGTTTGGTCAATGATCTCAAAGAGAGTATTCCTGAGATACCTGAGATAAAATCATATGATGATGAGCTACAAGAACTCTTAACACATATTGAGCAAGTAAAGGAAAGCATTCCAGAAGTTCCAGAAGTAAGATACTATGAAGATGAGATAGAATCACTTAAGGAAAATATAGAGGGTGTTAGAGCAGACATTCCTAAGTTTCCTAAGTGGGTAAATGAAGTAAATGAAGTTCCTGATTTCTCTTGGATTGGGAAAACTTTTAGCGTCATAGATGATGACTTTGAAAAGGTTAATGATAATCTTAGAACTCTTAAGGATACATTTAATCAGGATATAGACAATCTAACAGAAACCTTTGACACTAAGGATTTTGAAAAGAAAGTTGAGATTAAGGAAGTAAAGAAGTATCTACAAGAAACTAAGGATAAGATATATGAGGAGTTGAAAGAGACTGCTCTTAAGATATATGAGCATAGGAATCAGTTTAAGGATGATGATAGGAAGTTAAAGAAGAGTGTATTAAGTAAACTAAATGAAGCAAAGCAGAATATTGATAAGAGGATAGATGAGTCTAATAGTAAGTATCGTGATGCTAATAAAGAAATTAAAAATTACTTCAATGGATTAAAGGAGGAAGTTGCCAACCTTCCAGAAGTAAAATACTATGATAAAGACATTAAGAAGTTAAGTGAAAAGTTTGATAAACAGGGAGTTAATATTTCAGAACTTTATGAAATTGTTGAGAGTATAAAAGGTAAGCAAGAAGTACTAAAAGAAGAGTTAGTTAATAATCGTCCCATAGCTCCTGATCCTGCAGAGAAGCAAGGAGATGATCCTCTTACACCTACAGATCAAAAGTTTGCTACACTTCAAGACTTAGCAGCAAACTACAGACTCTTTGTTAATAGAGTAGAGCAACAGTTATATACCATTGGTGGAGGTGGTGCTGGATTCATCAAGGATCTTGATGATGTTAATATAGATGGATTAGCAAATAATGATGTTTTAAAATGGCAAGCATCTAATAGTAGATGGGTAGTTGGTCCTGTTGGAGGAGCAAGTTCTACTTGGATAAAGGATGATGTTGGTATTCATACTTTATCTAATGTTGGATTAGGAACCACAGCTCAATCTGATTATCAGTTATATGTTAAAGGTGATTTTTATGCTACAGGCAATATATCTGCAGCAGGAACTATAACATATGATGATGTAACTAATGTTGATTCTATTGGTATTATTACTGGTAGAAAGGATTTGAAGATTGATAGAAATGCCACTATATTAGGTATTACTACACTTGGTAGTGCTAATGTAGGTACAAGTGGAACTGTTCTTTTAGTTAAGGGTAATACACGTATTACTGGTATTCTTACTGTTGGTGAAGGATCAGTTACTATTGATGGTGATAATAATACAGTTAATGTTGGTCTTGTTACCATTACAAATTCGCAAGTTGTACTTGGTGATAATGTAACAATTAATGCTTCTGCTACAGGTATTAACTCTGCTCCTAATGTTTTCTATGTTGCTAAAGATGGTGATGATTCTAATAATGGAACATCAATTGATAATGCTAAGTTAACAATTAAGAGTGCAGTTGGTATTGCAACTTCAGGATCTACTGTTAAAGTTCTTTCTGGTACATATGTAGAGACTAATCCTATAGAAGTACCTGCTAATGTTTCTATTGTTGGAGATGACCAAAGATCTGTAAATGTAATAGGTAGTACACCAGAAAAAGATATATTCTCAGTTAGAAAGGGTGTTAAGTTGGCTAGTATGACTTTCCAAAATCATATTGCTCCTGCTGCTGCAGTGGGATTCCCTACTGGAGAAATTGCAGAGAATATTGGAGGTGGTAAATGGAAAGGTCCATATGTTCAGAACTGTACCAGTGATACCACAACAGGAACTGGAATTAGGGTTGATGGTAGTCAGGCAAGACTACTTAAGTCTATGAATGTAGATTCATTCACCCAATACAATCAAGGTGGAGTTGGTGTTGCTGTTACTAATGGTGGATTTGCTCAATTAGTTTCACTATTTACTATATGTTGTGATGAAGCAGTATCTTGTGATTCAGGAGGACAGGCAGATTTAGCAAACAGTAATTGTAGTTTTGGAACAAAGGGATTGATAGCAAGAGGTGTGGGTCCACTTCAATTTACAGGAATTGTCACATCTACTGCTGCTGTTTCTCAAGCTGAAGTAGTCCTTAATATAAACACTCCTACTAGAACTATTAGTGGAGTTGCTTATACCAATACAACTGGTCAAGCAACAATAACCACTAGTGCTGCTCATGGATTTGCAGTAGGAATGGGAGTAACCCTATCAAGTATTGTCTTTAGTTGTGCATATGGTAATAAGAGTTATCCTCACAAAAAACCATTTGTATTTGAAGTTGATTCAGTTCCAACAACAACTACATTCCAAGTCAATCTAGGAATATCCACATTAGCACATAGTTATGTTTCTGGTGGAACAGCAGCTATTGATATTGATAGACCTTATGATGGTCAGCAAGTATATTTCAATACTTTATTTGAAGAAGTTAGTTCTATTACAGTGACAAATGGAGGTAGTGGTTATACATCTACTCCAACTGTTACTTTAGAAGCTCCTTCTGGTTCTAATGGAGAAACAGCAACAGCATTTGCTACACTTGATGGTGATGCTATTGGTTCTATTACTATCATTAGTAGTGGTAGTCAGTATACAGAAACACCTGATGTTACTATTAGTGGTGGAGGTGGATCTAGTGGAGCTGCAACTGCTAGTATGTCTCCCATTTATTATGCAATAAATAGTTCAACACCAGTAGTATCTGGAATTACTACAGTGACACTTGGTACTAATTTACTTAGTGCTGTAGGTGTTAACTCAACTGCATATTTTTACCAACAAAGTAAAATTATTGCAAGTTCCCATACATTTGAGTATGTTGGATCTGGTAATACTATTGCCACTGCTACACCAAAACGTGGTGGAGTAACAGTTCAAGCAAATGAAGTAATTACTTCAGATGGCGGAAGAGTGATCTATACCAGTACTGACCAGGCTGGTAACTTTAGAATTGGTGATGATTTACAAATCAACCAAGAAACTGGTACAATTAGTGGAAGATCATTCAGTAAAAGTCTATTCACAGAAGTGACACCCTTTATCCTAGCATTAAGTTAATATGGCATTAGCACTCAATAAATTTCAAACAGAAACATTAGTAGTTACTACTTCTAATCAGACTGCCTATACTGCTCCAACTGGATACACTTCTATAGTGTTATATGCTCACGTTACTAATATAACCACTAGTGCAGCTACTTTTACTATGAGTCATGTAAGAAGTTCAACCACTACTGAGATTATAAAGGATGCTTCAGTCCCTCCATCAGATGCATATGTTCCTTTAGATGGAAAATTAGTTTTAGAAACTAGTGACTCAATTAAAATTCAAGCAAGTGCAAATACTAGTTTGAAATTAATCCTCAGTATCTTGGAAACTGCAAATGCCTAGATTATTAAGCCAAGCAAATTTTAGTAATATAACTGTTGCTAGTTTAACTACAACTAGTGTATCTGAAGTTGCCTTGGATGTATTTTCTAAGACAAGTTTTAGATCTGTAAAATATCAAATACAAGTAACACAAGGAAGTAATTACCATACTGCAGAGTTTATTATTGTTCATAATGGATCTCTTACATTCAACACTGAGTTTGCTATTGTAAAGACTGGAAATAATCTAGCAACCTTTGATAGTGATATTTCTAGCAATAATGTAAGACTATTGGTTACACCAGCATCAACTAGTTCCACTACCTTTAAAGTAATAAGAACATCTATCAATACTTAAGATTACTAAATATTAGAGTAAATGATGAATTATCATAATGATTTCCTTTCAAGAGGCTACTAAGTTACGAGCTGGAGTAGGAAATGTAATTGACGTTTATTTGGCTTGGAGAGGCAAAAATTACATGATAAAAATGTTTTTCCCTTCAATCAAAAAACCATCACGCAGAGAAGTTCAGGATCAAGTGGTAAAAGTGTATCCTGGCGCAAAACTCTGGAATTACCAAGTTTCAAAACATGAACAAGGAGAACCACTCCTCCAAATCGGAGGATCAACGTACTAAAGAATTAGTAAAAAAAGTAGAAAATTTAGAAAAAATACTAGAACTGCAAAGGAAAACTATAGAACATGATAAAAAATTTGGCAAATACGAAATGATGTAGGAGGTTTATTATGTCAGACAACATCTATTTGGGTAATCCCAATCTGAAGAGAGCAAATGTTGCTCAAGAGTTTACTCAAGAACAAATACTTGAATTTTATGCATGTAGAAATGATCCCATTTATTTTGCAGAGAAGTATGTCAAGATTGTAAGTCTTGATGAAGGTCTGACACCATTTAAACCTTACCATTTCCAGAAGAAGTTAATTAAAAACTTCCATGAGAACAGATTCAATATCTGTAAGATGCCTAGACAGACAGGTAAGTCTACAACTTGTGTTGCCTATCTTCTACACTATGTTGTTTTTAATGATAGTGTCAATGTAGGTATACTAGCTAACAAAGCAGCCACTGCTAGAGAACTGCTAGGTAGATTGCAAACTGCTTATGAGAATTTACCTAAGTGGATGCAACAAGGTATCATAGCATGGAACAGAGGAAGTCTAGAACTGGAGAATGGATCTAAGATTCTTGCTGCTTCTACATCAGCATCTGCTGTTAGGGGTATGTCATTTAACATCCTATTCTTGGATGAATTTGCGTTTGTCCCCAACCATATTGCTGACTCATTCTTCAGTTCAGTTTATCCTACTATTACCTCAGGTAAGAGCACTAAAGTTATTATAGTCTCTACGCCTCATGGTATGAACCACTTCTATAGGTTGTGGCATGATGCTGAGA